CAATCTTATTGTCTCCTCCTGTGGTGGGATGGAACGGATGGCAAAGCTGGGCTACTTTGTGAGCAGTTGGCCCGCGTCCATGATGCCCAAAGTGCGGCCGCCCGAGAACCGTCCCAGGAAAAAAGCGCCGGTCGAGCGGTTTACCCCGGACGACGAGACCCCCTGGCGTGACGTGGAGATACCCGGCTGGGAACGCACCCACATGATCGGTGCCCAGCCCTTCCGTGGTCTGGAGGACGACCCGGACGAGGCCCTGACCTCCCTCGACCTCCTCATGCCCGAATGCCTGGTGCCCACCTGCCCCAGGTTCGGCACGCGCCACCTGCTTTCCCATCAACGCGAGATTGCCCGACAAATCCTCTTTGAACCACACATCTACTGGTATTTTCAAGGCGGGGTGGGCTCCGGGAAATCCCTCCTCTATGGTGCCATTGCCGCCTATCTGGCCATTGCCATGCCGGGGACCACAAGCATTCTGTTTCGGAAAGATTTTATGTATGCCCATCAAACCGTCTTTGGGGCCTGTAAACAATCACTCAATGCCGCCTGGGAGCATGGCTGGCTCGGCCCCATGAGCGAGAAGGAGTGGGCCAAATGCTGGTCGGTGCAGATCGCCGGGCAGCACACCATCTGCACCCTGCCCAACGGCTCCGAAGTCCGCGCCGGGGAAACGAAAAACTGGAGCCGGTTCTTAGGCCAGACGTTTGATTTCATCATCATTAGCGATGCCATGGAGAACGACCATTTTGGCTTGCTGTTTCACGGTGAGGGCACCATTGGCGGCATGCAGTCGCGTCTCAGGGGCCAACGTGCGGCGTTCTGGCGCGACCGGGACGGCACCGTCCATGACCGACGCCGCTTCCTCATCGAGAGTAATCCCCCGGCCTCGCTCAATGAGTTGCATACCATGTTCGGTGCCACCCCCGGCACCGGCAATATGACCCAGCCGGACGCCAATGGGCACGCGATTACGTATAAGCACGTCCAGGCCACGAGTCTCGACAACGACCACAACCCCACCACCTACGTGGCCGAAATCGCCGCGCAGCACTCAAACCCCGAGGACGTAAAGCGTATTCTGCTCGGCCAGACCGTGGCCTACTATGGGGGCGTGCGGGTGATCGAAACGTTTCAAGAGGGCATACACGTCAACGCCTGCACGGTGGACAACGATTTGCCGCTGCTGGTGGGGATCGACGTGGGGTATCAGCACCCCGCCATCGTCTTCGCCCAGGTCCGGCGATGCCCCCACGAGCGCGAACATGTGATGACGCTCGCCGAAGTCTCGAACCTCTACAACAAGAACACCTGGGACTTGATGGAGATGGACAACGGCGTGTTCTTAGGGTTCCTGCCGACGCTGGGGCTCCTCTTCCCGGCGCATTTCAACTGGCCGGAGTACCAGATGACCCGAGGACGAGCGATGCGCCGCATCGAGCAAGGCCAGGAGGTGCCCGCCTTAGAGAATTACTTTAAGGACATCCGGGTGGGGATCGACCGCAACGCCCGCATACAGAGCCGTCAGAACAAGGACTACCGCAGCGATATCACGATTCTCCGGTTGGAATATGGCCTGACGGCGACGGCCAAAACGAATATCGGGCTCAGTGACTCCCTCAATCGGATGCGCGAGCTGTACCGGGAAGTGTGCCCGTGTGGGGTGCCTCGCATGGTCGTTGACCGGGGATGCTCACTGCTTATTCAGGGCCTGGCGGGTGGGTATCGGTACGGGAAAAAACGTGACGGGACGCACAGTGAGACGCCGCAGGCGGACCACCGCTACGAGGACGTGTGTGATGCGCAGCGCTACCTGGTGGAGAATTTCTTCCTGCGCAGTGCGGAGACGGAGATGCGGCCACGGCGGCCCAGGGGACGGCCACGGATAGAATCGCCTACGGCGTGGATGGAGGCGTGACGTGCCCGTAGACACCGATACCTCGCGTGAACTCCTCACGTATCTTGGTGCCCCGATCGACTCGATCCGCCAGCGCCGCCGGACCATCGAGCTGGCCTGGCTGCTCAACTACCGGGCCTGGACGGCGTACAGTCCCCAGGGTGGGATGGTGCAGCTCCTGGATGGCAGTACGCACTACACCATCCCACACGCGAGACGCGCCATCGAGCGCAACGTGGCCAGGCGCACCAAGATCCTTACTCCTGAGACGCCCTGGTTTCAGACCCTGCCCGTCGATGATACGAGCCACGAGCAGGCCGAGGCCGTGCAGGCCCTGCTCGCGTTCCTGTATCAGAGTAAGATGCAGACCCGACGCACGGTCTCGTCCCTCTGCCGTTGTCTCCAGCTCTACAATTTTGCGGTGCTGCAAAGCTACATCAGGATTGGCCCCGATGGCGTCTGGCCCGCGCAAAAGGCCGTAGACCCGTTTAGCTTCTATGTCTTCCCCGATACCGCCTATACCGTGGACGAAGCGTCGATCCTCTTTGAAGACGTGATCATTCCCCTGGTGGTGTATGACAGCTATGTGGACCGGGACGATCCTGACCGCTCGCTCTATGAGGCCATAGAGGGGGCAGACCTGTCCATGCCCATGTGGCCCTACCACATGATCGAGCGCTTGAGCTACAAGGGCCTCACGTCCCCGGATGCCATGCTGGCCTCAAGCGGGCGCAGTGAGCAGCGGGCCTATGCCCGGGCCAGGCGTGATGTCTCCGAGCGCCTCATGCGTCAGGGGACCAGCTTTGTCTCCCTCACCAAGGTGAGCTTTAAGCGTGGCCGCGAGTGGTACTTCTGCGTCCTCTGTAACAACTGTAACGATGGCCCGCGCGTGGTGCGCTTTGAGGAGATTCCCCAAGAGCCCCTGTATAGGTGGTGTAATACCCGGCCGATCCCTGGGGAGTTGTACACCACTGGCGAGATGGACGACATCCGGGTGTTGCAAGCGCTCTGCAATACGGCCATGAGCCAGGTGGAGAGTAACCGGGCGCATCTGGCCGACCCGCCGGTGGCGATGGATGTCAGCCAGGCTGGGAGACTGGAGAACTATACCTTTGGCAACCGGCAAATTTGGAAAACGGACGGCGATCCCAACGCGATATTCAAATCCATCGACGTGGGCGATACGACCGCCATGGGGATTCGCTCGTGGCAACTCTACTATGGGCTCTTGAACAGTGTCGCAGGCGGCGGGCAGTTGGCCGAGGGTGAGCCTGGTCGCAACATGCCTCGGGCGGGTGGGGCGTTCGGCTCGATGCTCAACCTGCAACTGGTGGATAGTGAGCATGCCGCCGGGATCGAGGAGGACGAGTTACTCACCCCAGGCCTGGCAGACGTGTACTCCCTGCTGGTGCAGGCGACACCCCCGAGTCAGATATTCAGGATACCAGGGCGTGCCGGCCAGGCCCTGCAAACCCTGTCGTTGGCCGATGTGACCGGGCAGTACTCCTTTGTCTGGCAGGGGAGCCTGGGGTTTGAGTCGAACCAGGAACGCGCCCAGAAACTGATGACCTTCATGGGGCTCATCTTGCAACCCAACGTCCTCCCACAACTCGTGCAACAACTGGCCCAGAATGGTCAGGCCATCGACTTCCTTGGCCTCATGCGCGATGTCTACACAAACGGCCTGGGGGAGCGGGGACTGAGTGCCCTCATTCGCCCCATGACCCAGATGGAACAGCAGATGTTCCAACGCCAGGCGCAGATGCAGCAGGCGCAGCAGGACGCCCAGTCGCAGAACATGCAGAATCAGGTGCAGATGACCAGAGCCAGGGTGGGCGACATCGCGTCCAGGGCACGGGAGCGCCAGGCCAAGGCTGGCTTAGAAGTGGTACGGTCGCGGCGTGAACAACAGCAGTCGCAGATTGAAGCCCGGTCTGCCGGGGTGCAGGACCAGTTGGCGATTGCCAAAGAGCAGCGTGAGGCCCAGGGCCAGCAGATGGAGGCCCAGCAGTCGCAGATGGACCAGGCCATGAAGCTGGCGCAGATGTTCGGTGAGGGGGAAGGCGGGGGCGAAGAGACACCCCCGGAGGCGGGGGCTTAGCGGCGTGCCAGGAAAAACAGGGTAGAGATGACACCACCGAGCATGAGCAGGTTGAGCGCTAAGAGCGTGGCACCCATCCAGGTGACTTTACTCTCCAGTCCGTTCAGGCGTTCGGCAATGATGCCGAGAAGTGAGGTGCCGCCAGCGGCTTCAATCGCGGCGTGACGGGCCTGGTCTTCCGGGGCTCCGGCAGATTTGAGTGCATCATACAGTTCAACGTGGAGTAGCGACATCACTTACTCCTAGCGCCGTATCTGGGATTGAATAGCCTGGGCCTGGACGGCGAGATGAGCCATCGACTGACGGATTTCACGGAAGCCATTGAGGGCGATGCGCATGTGTAGGATGAGTAATCCGGCAAAGAGCGAGCCACCGAGAAGCCAGATGGCATGCACCGTGGTGTACATGTGTTGCTGGTTGGCGGCAATGGTTTTGAGAGTGTCGATGAGATAACGGGTGGTTTCGGGGTCCATAACACCTCCTATACGGTGCAGGGGAGCGGCTGGGCTCCAGATGTATAGGCATCAGACTTTGACGAAGGGTCATGACTCCCTTACCCAGCCTGATGCAGTATACCTTAATTATACCCAAAAGGAACAATGTATGGCCAACGGCAACGGTCGATCAAACACCAAAGTGGCGGAAGACTCCGAGGGCCGCGCCGCCAATCGCCTGACGAAGGCGGCGACAGCACCACGGGGGCGGGGCAAGCAGCAGAGAGGAAATTCTCAACCTAAGGACAAACCAAACTATAGTAAGCCGCAGTCGCGCACCAGTGGCGGGAGTAAATCAGAGGTTATAGACGAGCTTGAATTCTAACCAGGAGATACTATAAGTGCCAACTTATCAATCACTGAGCATCGTGTCACCACCAACTGATTCCTCAGCCACGGGCGTGCCCGTCCTCGACCTCGGCCCCCGTGGTCTGACCCTCTACCCGCCTGCCTCCATGTCCTCGGGCGGGCTCCTGATGGCCACCCAGATCCCCGTTGAGATGATTGTCACCACGGCGCCGACCGCCGGTTCGTATTACGTGTGGACCTGCCGCGTCGGCCTGTGGCAGGTGCAGAGTGTCACCTGGAGTCAGGCCGGTGGCTCCGCCGCCGCCACCATCGATGTCGGCGTGGCGGCGCAGACCGTGGCTCCCGCTTCTGCCACGAGCCAACTGACCGGCGTCATGAACGTGGGCACGGGCGGCACCACGAATAGCGATACGCTCGGCACCCTCATTGCCTCGCCCACGGTGATCGCGCCTGGCACCCGCCTGGTGGTCACGTTTGGCAGCACGACCACGGCATTGGTCGGGGTGGTGACCATTTGGATCGGGAGGTTAAGTTAATGGCTGAGGAGTACTACGACCAGCAACCGGCCCAGGAACAACCGGCGTTCTCGCAAGCCGATCTAGAAAACATGATCCAAAGATCTGTGCAAAGTAGCCTGCAGGGGGCTTTCGAGAATGCCCTGCAACAGGCCAGGCCCCAGGCACCGCCACCGCCCCAGGCGCCCCCGGTGGGGAGCGACAATCCCTTTGCCGAGTGGCTGAACCCTGGCCTCCAGCAGGCCAACCTCGCCGCCGCCGCTGCCGCCGACCTCGCCACCTTCTACGGCAGCGAGGAATGGCAAGATATGGACGAGTTCCTGATCGGTGACAGTGCCGAGGACCGCAAAAAAGAAAAGTCGCAGATGCGGGCCGACATCGAGCGGTACTTCCAGGATATGATGCGGGCGGGAAAGCCCATCGTCAGGAGCGACATCGCCAAGTTTGTCGTTGGCCAGAAGTTGACGAAAGACCGCTCGGCCTATCAGGAGAGTATCGGGAAAAAGGCGAAGGCACGGGCCGACGATGAGCTACGGAACGCCAGGCGCCGGGTGGATATTAGCGGGGGACAGGCGGACTTTGATCCACGGCAACTCTGGAGCATGACCCACGAAGAGCGCGTGAAAAAGTTTGGCGATGTGAGCTTTTAGTAAAACGCTAGCATGTCTTAAGTAATCCTGAGACATGCATAAGGAGGTGTACTTTGGCAGATTTTATAAATTCCACAGCAACAATGACTCAGGATTACCCTACTTACGCCATTACTGCGAGAATGTTTGAACTTGCTGAGAGAAATTTAGCACTTGGTCAATTTGCCCAGGATTATGCTTTAGAGAGCTATATGGGCAAGACGATGCGTATCGTCAGAGCGAGACGCTTCAGTCTTCCTACCACTCCATTGATCGAGGGAGTACCACCTGACGGTGTCCCGCTTCAGTTTGATAATGTCGATATACGGTTGGATCAATGGGGCATCGTCTCCCTCATGACCGATGTTTCTCGATTAACTTTAACACATCCTGTACTCGAATTGTCCATGGCCCGCTCGGCCCTAGCCATTGCCGAACTCATGGAACGCGAGATTGCGAAGACGTTACTCACGTCCGGGACGAATGTGATTTATGGCAATGCTGCCGCGACAAGTCGAGCTGGCATTCTGAACACGGGGACACCGAAAACCGACCGCTTACAGACTTCCACTATTCTCAATGCGACTGTCATGTTACGAGGATTAGGCGCCCCACCATACGACGGGGATTTGTACGGCGCGGCGATCCAGCCACAACAAGAAGGCGATCTCTTATCAAGTGATACCACTTTTCAGAATGCGAGTAACTTTGCACGAGTAAGGAAGCTTGAAAACGCTGAGATTGGCATTTGGCAAGGGGTACAATTTGTGCGGACAAATTTTGCCCCCATCTTCGCCGGGGTCGCCGCCCCGGATGCCTCCGCTGTGACACTCACCAAGGCGCAGGCCACCGTCTCCAATACCGGCGGCTCCCTGGCGGCCGGCAACTACCAGGTGGTGGTGGTGGCCAGGGACGCCAACACCGACTACGAACGGCGCGTCAGCCAGAACAGCGCCAACCTGACCGTCACCGGGTCCACTGGCTCGATTACCGTCACCACGCCGACTGCAGTGAGCTATACCTACGACGTGTATGTGACCCAGGTCGGCGGCACGGTGCCCTACCTGGCGGCCTCACGGCTGGCGGCCAACACGGCGGTGACGATTACCACGGTGCCCACCACGAGTGCCCCGATTGCCCTCACGGCGCCGACCACGGGCACCGAGGTCTTCGTAGGCTGGGTCTTCGGTACCGATGCCTTTGCACGGGTGCGCCTCGACGGCATGTCGATGGTCTCCTACGTCACCCCAGATGGTCCCTCGTACTCAGACCCACTGGCGCAAGGTCGCAAACAAGGCACGAAACTCATGTTTAAATGCGCCATACAAGATCAAAACTTTTTGGTGCGGTTAGAGACGGTCAGTGGGTATCCGAGCTATCTGCCGACGACCTAGGGGGGCGCGTATGTCCCGCAACACCGACTTAGGGATTGTCTACCCGGCGTGCGATCTGGAGCCTGGCCGGGCGTTTAGTTGCGAAATCCAGTTCGTGCAATCGGGCAATATCGTGCAGGCCGAGCTGCCCGTGGCGGCCAAAGGCGTAGGGATATTCCCCAGGGCCAACCCGGCGCTGTTCGCCCTCGACGGGCCGCCGCAGCCCCAGATGGCCAACGATGACCAGGGCTTAAAGAAAGCCGTCTTTACGCCGGGAGCCATGGCGCAGCCGGGCATGTGGACCAAACGCACCCTGCCCCAGGACGGCGAGGGACACACGCTCTACGTGATGAGTACGGCGGTCAACTCTGTGGTCGACATCGAGGTGTGGTGAGATGAGCACGAACCCGTACAACCGCCCCCGTGGCCGCCCCAAGAAAACCCCACCGCCGTCACTCGACAAGCACTTAGCAGCGCTGCGTGCCCTGGGCGTCACCATCGAAGCGCCCTTGAGTGAGAAGGAAGAACGGCTGAAGAAAGTGGCCGAGATCTTCTTAGGGATGCGGGCCGAGAACGAGGTGGAACCCGCGGCACCGAAGCAGTCTCCCGGCACCCTGGAGGGCACCTTACGCTTCCAACACAGTATCGCTGGGCGGGTGTTTGGTCCGGGGCCGCTCACCCTGGACGCCAGTGACGCGGACCTCTACCGCAGTCTCCTCCAAGCCGATCAGCAGGCCCAGGAAGCGATGAAGGACACAACCGAGTACCAGTACGACAACCGTTGCTACATTATCCAACAGGTACGGGGCGAAGCCGGGAGACGGTTCAGGAAGGTGGAAGTGAGCGAGGCGACCTTCAACTCCGGGGCGTTTTATTCTCTGCCCAGTTTGACGGTCTCAATGAGGGATGCCATCTAATGGAACTGCAAGCGTTAGTTACCAGGGCCATCAACATCGCCGACGAATCCCTCCGGGTCCAGATCGAGGGCGAGCGCGATCTGGACCAGTTTGCCGAGCACCTGGGGGCCGCCCTTGCCCTGGGCGATGCCCGGATGTCCGTCCAGATGGAGCGGCTCTTAGAGGACACCGGCCTCACGGAGGACCTCGACCAGCACGACACCGACGCGGTATGGGACGCGGCCCGTCTGCTCTTTCCCAGGGCGGAGGGCGAAGGCCCCTGCCTCTCAGGCGTCAGGCTGGAAGTCTCCAAGCTCCTCTCCGGCGGGGAACAAGTGACGATTCAAGCCTGCGACCTCCAGAGTTATGAAGACGTGGCAGCGCTCTTCAAGCGCCTGTGGGACCTGGTGGACTCGCGCCTTGCCGTCACCAATGGGCGGGAGATGGACCACATGGCGTATGTGAACAGCCTGGATACGCCGACGAAGCTCAAGGTCTCGATGATTATGGATGCCTTGTACGGGAGGACG